CAGCATCAGGGCGTATTGGTGGCCGTCCTCAGTTGCAAGGTTGATTTTGTGCTCAGCGGCGGCCATAAGCGGCACCCCCATTCAACAGCCGGGTCAGCACCTGGCTGGCCTGCATTTTGGTTATCTGCTCCGGCACCTCGAACCGGCCCTTACAGCGCTTTTGAATCAGCTGCATCTGCTTGTCGGTGGCGGGAACGCTGCCCCAGCGGCGCACGGCGTTCAGGTTCCAGATGTAATCCTGGTCGGCAAATTCCGCACACAGGTGGGTGTAGGCTTCGTCCAGGGCCTGCTGCAGCGGAATGTACCGGCCGCAGAACTGCACCTTGCCCAGTTCATCCGCGGGCGGAATGGTGATTTTGCGGTGGTCCAGCAGGCTGCAAACCAGGCTGCCGTCAGGCATTTTGAACCAGTTCACATCGTGGGTCAGATACCGCTGCTCCTTGGCCCACAGATCCACCGTGGTAATGTTCTTGATCCAGCTCTGGGGGCAGTCGGCGGCGCGCTCAGCTTTTTCGGGCAGCTCAAACAGCATGCCCTCCACATCCTGCTGGCGGGCAAGGGGCACGTCTTTCAGCTCCACGCCCACCAAGGTGGGGGCAGTACACAGGCTGGCTTTGCCGGTCACACCCACACAGTCGATCAAAGTCAGGCATTCCTTGCCGGGATAAAGGCGCAGACCGCGGCCCACCATCTGAGTATACAATCCGTCCGACTGGGTAGGCCGCGCAATGATGACGGTCTCCACGCGGGGAATATCGGTGCCCTCAGTAAACACCATGCAGTTGACAAGGCAGGGAATTTCGCCTGCCGTAAACCGGGCGATGATCTCGCTGCGGTTCGGCGTCTCGCCGGTCACGACTTCAGCGCCGGGAATGCGCTTTGCAATCTCATGACACTGGGCAACGTTTACGGCAAAAATCAGGGTGGCACCATGGGCCAGGCGGCGGTACGCTTCGGCAATGGCATCTGCCGTGCCGTCCATGGCTTCAGCCAGCTCGCCGGGAGCATAATCCCCGCGGGAGGTATGGACCCCGCGCAGATCATACCCGATATTGACCCGCTTGCAGATGATGTCCGAAAGATACCCCTGCTGAATGCCCCAGCGTAGATCCTTATCAAAGATGATGGAGCTGAACACATCGTTCAGGCGGGCACCGTCTGCCCGGTTTGGCGTGGCGGTAAAGCCAAGCAGAAGGCGCGGGGTAAAGTAGTCCAGCAGTTTGCGGTAGCTTTTGGCCGCGGCATGGTGGGCTTCATCCACCACAATGGTGTCAAAAGCATCCGGGGCGTAACGGTCCAGCCGGTGGCCCAGGCTCTGAACCGATGCGCTGACGACCTCTGCATCCTGCGGTGCGTGCTCTGCGCCTTGCTCCACGCCAGTCTTGCAGGTAAAGTACTTCAGGGGCTGGTGGACAAGTTCTTCCCGGTGGGATAAAATCAGCATGCGCCCCTGACGCGGCAGGTGGGTAAAGATCACGGTCTTGCCCAATCCGGTTGCTAACCGGCACAGGTATGCCCCCGGCGCTTGCCTGGCGATGACATCCAGACATTCCTGCTGGTAGGGACGAAGGGTAAATGTTGGCATTTTATATGTCTCCTTATGAATCATTGTTCTCAATTTACTGTAACACCCAAAACACCGGTGTAACACCGCAGGTGTTACAGATTTTTGACGCTATTGCGGTTAAAATTAAGGATGTAACACCGTAACACCTCTATGCACATACTCTATATAGGGCAGAGACACACCCCTCATGCTCTTCCCGGGGGTGGGGTGTATGTGTCTTCTATATATGTGTGTTTATGGTGTGTTACAGGTGTTACGGTGTTACATTTCCGCTTTCTTGCGATAAAACGTCAATAAAATGTAACGCCTTGTTTTCGGCCAAGTGTTACGCGGTGCTACAATGGCTCAAAATCTGAATATTCTTCGTCGGTTTGTTCAACATCTTGCACCAAATGCAGACATACACAGCGCACGACGCTGCCATGGATGCGCTTGGGGATACTGGTCTTGCCTCCGCTGCTCCGGATAAGTCCGGTGCTTTTCAGATAGCTCAGCAGGGCAGTGGGGTTGTATCCGGCCTCATCGGCCACGCGGCGGAACACCGAATTGATGATATATGCCCAATCTCCATCCAGTAGGCCGTAGATGTCGCCTTGTTCCACATCAGGCCGCAGGCGGTTGGCGTTTTGGCCTACCCAATCGCACATATAGTCATACCCGCGGGCACCAAGGGAAACGGCAGCCCGGCTTGCCAGAAATTGCCCGACATCCGAAGCTGTCAGGGCGTTGCCGTCGGCAAAGATCCATTGGGTGGCAAGAGTATCTGCTGCCACGATCAGGGCGGCGGCCATGGCCTGCTTGTCAGTGGTGGTGGCGCTGTTCAGCTCTGCAAAGGCTGTATTGTACAGGGCTTTTGCCCGATCTAGTGCGCCGGGCTGCACAAGATGCTGTACAAAATCCTGCCCGGCAAAGCCGTAATTCTGGCGGAACGCCTGTGCAGCTGCGTGACCGTCCTGCACTACCTTGCTGGAGGAAGTACACTCGATCTCAATCACGCGGTTTACCGCACCGGCACCGGCCCCCATGCTGTTGATGGGCGTTTCGCCGGTGGTAATCATGGCGTTGGCCCATGTGGGGGTAATGTCCACGCCTCCGGACTTGTTGCCGCGGATGCGCCCCGCGCCCTGGCTCAGGCGGTACACATTGAAAACCACCTGCCCGCGGGCGTTCTTGGCAAGCTGGAGCTCATCGATGCACATCGGCAAGCTGTTAAGGAACGCCGCAGTGCGCTCATAACCCACATCAGTGCCGTCAAATGTTTTGATATACTTGCCCATTTCTGGGTTGGCCCACACGGATGCGGCGGCCATCAGGGCAACAGTTTTGCCGGTGGAAGAATCCACACCCCACAGGTGTACAAAGAACGGCAGCACGCCCAGCGGCTTGACCAGCACGCTTGCAAAGCTTGCGGCCAGCACGATGCGTGCAGCGTAGCTTTCGCGCCGGAATGCAACAGCCGCGGCCTTCCATGCGGCATAATCTCCAGCCGGATGGGTGGCGTTGAAGATAGCTGCATATTCCGGCCCGCCATCGTATACAAGGCCCTGCACATAAGGACTGAACTGGTTCTCACTCACCCAGCCAAGCCTGCTGACGGATTTGCTTACAGGCAGGCGGTCATAGTTCAGTGCGTACAGATCGGTAAAGTAGTCGCTTAAATCTGCGGCCATGCGCAGGTTGATGCCGAGCCCGGCATCCGAGAGCTTGACCAGCTCTTTGGGGCTGGCATACTGGCTGCACGGCACGATCAGCTTGCGCCAGCAGCTGCCTTTGCGGAAGGCGATTTCAACCTTTTCCGCTCCGGAATCAATGTTTTCAAAGCGGCGGGTCAGTACAACGGGAAACTGGCAGGCCACAGTTTCGCAGGATCCAACGCCGCGCCGCACGCCGTATTCGTCCACGGTCCAGTCCCCGCAGTTCAGCTCCTGCGGCTGCCCCTGCGCGGTGGTAACGTTTTCCTCCGGCGCAAAGGCCGTGCGCATACTGTCGCAGTAGGCGGCATACAGGCTTTTGAAGTTCGCCACGCCCACGGCCTTGGCCGCAAGCGCCATTTTCTCGAGCTGTCTTTTTTGCTCGAACATGTTTTTGACCGCAAACAATTCTGCGAACGGTTTATCCGTTTCAAGATAGTCCTCTTTGGTGTATGCTTCACTCAATCGGGCAACACCTCCTTTTCTTTTGCGTATTCCAGCCATTCCGCGTTGGCCTGCTGCAATGCGTAGTGGGCGGCATAATCGTCGTCACCGGGGCGGGGCAAAGGCAAATCGTGGATAGCTTTCAGGCATAAGGCAATCGCCCACAAACGGCGCTCTTTCCGGGTTGCTGCGGCTTCCCGCTCAGCCTTGCGCCGCTGCCATCCAGTATCAGCAGGGGCAGGGGAAGCAAACAGGCCAAGGCCAAAATCTGCATCCAGCCGTTTGGCCGCGTCCACGGGTTTCAGGCCGAACAGCTGTTCGGCAAAAGTCAGCACATCGCCGCCCGCGC